ACAGCCAATACGGCAAATACAACGGCTAATGCTGCTCTGCCTAAAGCAGGCGGCACGATGACTGGTGCTATTACACTGGCAGGAGATCCTGTATCGGCTCTTCAGCCTGCTACAAAGCAGTATGTGGATGTAGTATCTACCGCCGCAGCTGCCGCACAGACTACTGCTAACGCTGCTCTGCCAAAGGCTGGCGGTACGATGACTGGGGACATCACCCTTAATGCACAGTCGGATTTGCGGTTTGCTGATGCTGATAGTAGCAATTGGTTGGCCTTCCAAGCTCCTTCTACTGTTACCTCAAACGTTACCTGGACGCTTCCTGCTACTGATGCAGCTGTGTCTGGCTATGCCCTGAAGAGTGACGGTGCTGGTCAATTGTCTTGGGGTCTTGCTGGTGGTGCTCTTGGGTCTGGTACTAACCAGATCTTCTATGAAAATGATCAGACTGTAACTGGAAATTACTCCATTACGGCTGGCAAAAATGCCATGACTGCTGGCCCAGTAACCGTTAACTCTGGTATCACAGTTACGGTTCCTTCCGGTTCTTATTGGAGTATTGTTTAATTATGACTATTACTATTGATGGTACTGGGAATATTACTGGTCTTGTTGCTGGTGGTCTTCCCGACCTTTCTATTACTAATGCAGATCTTGCAACAGATGCCGTATCGACTAGCAAGGTTTTGAATAATGCTATTACTGCGGCAAAACTAGGTTCTAATGAGCAGTCTGGACTTGCTAAAGCCTGGGTGAACTTCAACGGCACTGGTGTGGTGGCGATCCGCGCCAGCTACAACGTGAGCAGCATTACGGATAACGGGACTGGCAATTACACCGTGAACTTTACAACTGCAATGCCTGATGCTAACTATGCCACTTCAGTTTGTGCTAGTGACCCCGGAGTTGCTGATGGGTTTGCAACGCCAGCATCTGCTGCACAAACATCATCTGCAATTAGGTTCCGTTGTTTTACTTACAACGGCGCATCAGTAACTGATATGACATACGCATTTTGTGCCATCTTCCGCTAACCCATCATGAAAAGAATCATCTACCAATCTGAATCTGGCGGCGTCTCCATCATCATCCCAACCGAGTCTGTCGAACTGGCTCTCAAGGATGTTCCCGAAGGCGTGCCCTACGAGATCGTGGACGAAGCCGATATTCCCAGCGACCGTTACTTCCGCAATGCGTGGGTACTAGGCGACTGCTGCGTGGAGCACGATATTGATAAATGCAAAGAGATCGGCCACGACCTTCGCCGCCAGCAACGCGCTGAAGAGTTCAAGCCCTACGACGACTTGATCGCCAAGCAGATCCCTGGTGTTGACGCCATCGCAGCGGAAGAAGCCCGCCAGCAGATCCGCGATAAATACGCCTTGATCCAAGATGTGATTAAAGGCGCGTCTACCCCCGACGAAATCAAAGCAGCCCTGGAGGGTAACTAACCATGCCAGTACGTCTTAACGGCTCCACATCGGGTTACACCGAACTCTCCGCCCCAGCCGTGGCGGGTAACAACACGCTGCTGCTGCCGACTGGGAATGGCACCGCCAACCAGTTCCTCAAGAACGGCTCCACCGCTGGCAGCCTCGGCTGGTCGAGCATGGTGGAAGACAGCTCCGGCAGGCTCTTAGTTGGCACGTCTTCTGGCTCTGGAGATGCACTGCTTGGTATTCAAGGCCGTCAAAGTGATAGTGGACGTGGTGGCATCCTCCAGTTACGCCGTGGCCAGGCAGCAAGTGCTTTAAGTGTTGGCGATGATATTGGCGCAATTCGGTTTTCTGATAACACGAGCGGCAATACTGGATTCGCTGAAATTCTTTGTGCAAGTGATGCGGCCAGTGGGGCCAATAATTTCCCAGGCCGTCTAGTGTTCTCCACTACGGCGTCCGGCTCGGCTAGCCCGACGGAGCGGATGAGGATTACAAACGAAGGCCATGCACTGGTTGGGACCACAAGTTCTTTGAACCCAGCAAACGGATTTTCACTTTATTACGCCTCACTAAACTCCCAACTGCATATTGGCCACGGCAACACAGCGCCAAATGGTAATGCCTATGTGGTATTTAGCTATAACTCAGGAACAATTGGGACTATCGTTCAAAATGGGACAACAGGCGTCACCTATAACACTACATCTGACTACCGCCTTAAAGAAAACGTAAGCCCAATTAGTGACGCTGTTGCTCGCGTTCAACAATTAAAGCCCAGCCGCTTTAACTTCATTTCAGAACCTGATCGCACGGTTGACGGCTTCATCGCCCACGAAGCACAGGCCGTTGTCCCTGAATGCGTCACTGGCGAGAAGGATGCTGTTGATGCTGACGGCAAGCCCATCTATCAAGGCATCGACCAATCCAAGCTGGTACCCCTGCTAACGGCTGCGCTGCAGGAAGCACTGGCCAAGATTGACGCCCTCGAATCCCGCATCGCCGCCCTGGAGGTGACCCCATGAGCACACTACAAACAACCAACCTCAAAAACCCCAGCTCAGGCAGCAACAACGTTGTGCTTAATGCTGATGGCACTACCACAATTCCAACTATTTCTGCTACCACAATTACTGGTACTTCTGTTAGAGGTGGAATTACCAGTGGTACAGCTCAAACAAGCACCAGCGGCACGTTGATTGACTTTACGGGCATACCCAGTTGGGTGAAGCGCGTGACGGTAATGTTTAACGGGGTGAGCACAACCGGAACCACGAACATTATCGTCCAAATTGGTCCATCAGGTGGGGTTGAAACAACTGGCTATATCGGCGCTTGTCAAACAAATGGTGCAGGTATCAATACCAACGCAGCCAACAATGGATTTGATGTGTTCGAGTTGGGCGTGGCAACAAGTACCGCATCTGGACATTGCGTTTTGACTTTGCTGGACGCAAGCACCAACACTTGGGCTGCCACATCAATTTTGGCTCACTCAAACCGATTAGTTTATATGGGAGGAGCAAAACCTATTAGTGGTGGCGCTCTGTCCCGCCTTCGTATCACCAGTACGGGTGGTACGGATACGTTCGACGCCGGTAGCATTAATATTCTTTATGAAGGTTAATGGGAAAAACTAAATCAATGAACAAGGTGGTCCACGTCCCAGGGCCCCCCAAAAAATCTCGTCAAGGTCAAGGCCAACATAGCCTTCCTAAGGGAAATAAAAAACTTTCACGCGGTCAAGGCCGTTAAACCAATGCTTACTTTTCTTGGTATTAAAGTTTCTTACGAAACCCTAGCCTTTCTTGTTCTTTTTCTTGGTTCCGAAATTGTCGGTGCTAGTAAACTGAAAGAGAATGGCATTGTTCAGCTTCTCCTCAATGCTGTCAACTCATTGAAGCCCTTCCGTAAGGAAGATGACACCATTAATAAGGCAAAAGATCTCCTAAAGTGACAACAAAGATAACCCCTAAGTCACCTTTTAGCCAAAAGATTACTCCAAACTTTACTTATGGTGAACTTACTCTCAATCAAGAGGCACGTAGGTTCACCAATCAAGGCCAATGTGATATTGCTACGGAACTTTGTCAGTTTCTTGAAAAGGCAAGAGCTAAATTTGGCCCAATTAAAATCACTTCTGGTAACCGTCCACCTGCCGTTAATGCTTCGGTAGGTGGTGCGTCCAATAGTGAACACCTATTTAAACCTGGCTGCGGTGCTGTGGATGCTTATCCCATCAATGCTAGCTGTTTGGAGTTTGAAAAGTGGTGTGACAAAGAATGGCCATATAGTGTTGGCTATGGAGCCTCATATCGGGGCTTTGTTCACATTGGCATTCGTACTGGTCGTCCCAAAATTCGTTGGGATTACTAACTTTACTTCTCTTATTACGATTAATTATGGCACACCCTCCTTATCCGCCTCCGGGCAGTTTCCCAGCTAATCCTGCTTTGGGAGATACTTATACGCATGATGGCACTGTCTTTGTATGGTCTTCCTCTCCTCAAGGTTGGATTCGTAAAGTAACACAACGTAGCGATACCTACCCAGTTTGGGGCGGTCAAATTACTAAGACTGGTGCTTGATTATGGCAAGAGCCAATGAAGAACAATTTAATGAACTTCATGGTCTTGTTACCAACGAATTGATTGGTCGGATTAAGTCCGGCACTGCTACAACGCAAGACCTTAAAGCAGCCACAGATTGGCTTGCTAAGAATAATATCACTGGTATTCCTGTTCTTGGTTCTCCACTTGCTAACCTCTTTAACAGTTTAGAATTGGAGTTGGAGGATGTCGAACGGGCCATCAGATGATACAGCTATTGCGATTAAGAATGCTATTGTAATGGCATTCCTTGGTCTCTTTAGTTGGCATCTTTATACTCTTCATAATATTGCTTCTTCTGTTGAAGTACTTATTGAAAAGGTAAGTACAAGCAATACTAGGATTGAGCGCCTTGAAAACGAAGTATTCTTTAAAGATCTTAACAATGGCGCAACCCAAAAGTAAGTCCGCTAAATATTATGCGGCAAATCCTGAAGCAGCTGCTAAGAAGGCAGCATACCAAAGGAAACTAAATAAAAAGCCAGCAGTAAAGAATGCCTCTGAAGAACGGTGGACAGCACGTCGTCAGAAAGGTATCGCTGGTAAAGGTGGAAAAGATTTGTCTCATACCAAGAGTGGCCGAATGGTACTGGAATCGCCCTCAACAAACCGTGCTCGTAACGGCTCTAATGGTAAGAGTACTAAAAAATGAACAAAGGAAACGCAAAATCTCCTGGTCTGTACGCGAACATGAATGCTCGCAAAGCAGCTGGTAATAGTCGGCCTAAGAGTAAGTCTACGATTACCCCAAAGGCTTACGCCAATATGAAGGCTGGATTTCCAAAGAAAAAGAAGTAAACCATCGTAGTAGGCAAAATGCCTCTCAAAGATCCTTCTGAATACCTTTTCTTTTTGAGGGCCATGACTTCCGCAGAAGCTAAGAGACTATGGAGATCTGCAATTAAGGAACATTGGAATAACCAGTGTGCTTATTGTGGATCACAACATGATCTAACTCTTGATCATATTATTCCAAAAGCAAAAGGAGGTCATGATACTACGTCAAACGTGGTGCCTGCCTGTCTCAAGTGTAACCAAGCTAAAGGTTCGAACCATTGGTTATCTTGGTGGATTGGTCAAGAATGTTTTGACCACTCTAATTTTTCAAAAGTCCTTTCTTGGACTACAAGTTAACGTTAACCTAATCTTTATTAGATAAAAAAATGTCTACTACTTCTGATAGCACTACCTACGGCGGTATTTCTAACGCCCCTGGTCGGCGCGAAGAAAACCAACAACGTAACAAGAATCATACCACTGCTAATGTGTCTGGTGGCGTTACTACCACCACCACCGTTACTGCTTCTTACGGTACTGCTTCCACTACCGTGGCTGCTAACCCCACCGTTGATGTGGCCGAAGCTGCCATCCGTGTGGCTCGTCGCGCTCGTACCAACCCTTCCACCCTGCCTACTGCTAAGGTGACTGGTCTGGTTACCCGTAAGGAAACCGGCGCTGTGGCGACCATCGGTAGCTTGGTTGGCGGTACTGGTTACACGACCGGCACCTATACCAACGTTGCTCTGACTGGTGGTTTTGGTTATGGTGCTACTGCTGACATCACTGTTGCTGGTGGCATTGTTACCGTTGCTACCCTTAACCGTGGTGGTCAATGGTATCAAGTTGGTGATGTTCTTTCCTG